GATCGTTCAATTCGATGTTCGGGAATTGCTCGCGAAGATTTTGGAAGCGTTCGCCCAAACTTCGCGTTGCTTCTTTCGCGGTTTGCATCTTTGATTCAGTTTCCTGAATTCCGCGAAGAAATGTTTGAACCAATTCGTTGATTCGTTCCGGCGTAAGCTCCCCGGCTTCGCCCGCCATAGTCAAACCAGCCGCAAGCCTTGCAGCGTTTTGCGGTGTTGCGCCGGGAATGTTTGAAGCATATTGCCCCAAGTTTGCAACGGCTTGATCCGGAGTGATTGCCCCGCTTGCTTGCGCTTGAATCAACTGTTGAATGAACCCGGAAAGTTCGGACGTTCCCGCAATTTCGGAATCCAACCGCGCGTTCCGCTTTGCTTCGATTGCCGATGCAATTGCTTCCGCAAGCTTTTGATTATTTTCGGCTTTTTCTCCAAAGCCGCCGCCGCCGGGCATTCCGCCGCCGCCCTCAAGCCCGTCGGCTTGCCCCATTCGATTAAGCTTTTCAAACTTCGCTTCCAGCCCGGAAAGATTCGCCGCGTTCGCTTGCGACAATGCCCGTTCAAGTTCGTTCACGCGATCTTTCGTAAGTTGAACTTTGTTTTCAAAATCTTGCGTTTGCGCGACCTGTTCTTCCCAAAGTTTTTTTCCGGCTTGCCCTAAGCTTCGCCATGTTGGGCGCAATTCTTCGGCCCGCTTTTGCGAACTCTTGACGGCGTTTTTGTATGACTCAAGCGCGACTTGCGCATCTTTCAACTGCGCCTTCAAGAAATTTGATCGTTGCCCGGCGTTCTTAAATTCGTTCGCCTTATCGATCATTTCTTGCGTTTTCTTAACGTATCGATCCGCCCATTCCGAATTTAGTTTTTTCGCGCGTTCGGCTTCTTTCCTGAACTCCCGAACCGCAGGATTCAATTCGTAAATGAATTTTGCCGCAACGCCAATTGCAACAATCGCCAAACCAGCCAAACCCGCCTTCAATCCCATCATTGCGATTTTCGCCGCAACCGCCCGGCCTTTTGCCGTCGCAAGCGCCGGGATCAAATCGGCAGCAATAACTTTGACGGTTGTTCCCAAAGCCGAAATAACCGAACCCGCCGCTTTGTTGATGCCGAGCAAACCGGTAATTTTGAAGGCAACCAGCGCCGCCATCAATCGCGGATGATTCGCCATAAATTCGCCAATCCATTTCACGATTCCGAATAAAGTTGAAATGAATTTTTGAACCGTTTCGCGATTGTCTCGAAACCATTGGATAATCGAAACGCCGAATTCTCCAAGCGCCTTCGCCGCATTTACGAAAGTATCGGCAATCGCCGGGCCTTGCTCTTGAGTGAACGCCGTGAACGCGTTGACCATTTGACGGAATACCGGCGCAAGCCTTTGACCGATTGAAATAACAACTTCGGAAATCGCCGATTTAAGTAGATCGAATTGCCCGGCAAACGTGTTCAACTGCGCTTGTTCCAATCGCTTCGCAACGCCACGAAGCTTTTTGGTTCCCTCCTCAAATTCCGCGATTGAATCGATTCCAACTTGAAGCAATGCCGCCATTCCCGGCCCGCCGCGCATTCCGAACAACGCCATAACTTCGCCGGTTTCCAATCCAGCCGCTTGCATGTTGCGCATCGTCTGAATGAAATCCATCGATCCATCGCGAGTGTATGCGATATCGATACCAAGTTTCCGAAGCTTTGCCGAAACTTCCGGAACGGCCCCGGCGAAACGCGAGAGGATATTCCGCAACGCCGTTCCCGCTTCGCTTCCCTGAAAACCGGCATCGGAAAGCTTGCCGAGCGCCGCCGTAACGGTTGAAAGCTTTATGCCGAGAGAAGCCGCAACCGGCCCAACCGGTTTGATTGCTTCCGCCAATTGCCGAAGATCCGTGTTCGAGCGAGTGAACGTTGCAACCAACGTATCATTGATTTCCGAAAGCTGCGAAGCTTCCATACCGAACGAACGCATTGTTTTCGCCGCAACATCGGCAGCCGTCGCAATATCAACTTGCGCAGCCGAAGCCAATTGCAACGCGCCCGGTAACGCGTCATAAATTTCTTTGACGTTCAACCCGGCAAGCCCTAAGTTCTCCATCGCTTCCGCCGCTTGCGTTGCGGTGAATCGAGTTGTTGCGCCCATTTGCCGCGCGCGATCTTCCAAGATCTTAAACTGCGCCGCGCCTTCTTTGCCAAGCGTATTTGTAACGCCCCGAACGCGAACCATAACCGATTCAAATTCGGCGAACTCTTTTACAGCAAAACCAGCAAACGCCGCCGTTGCGCCGATCATTCGCTTGCCAACCGTCGCAACGTCTTTCCCGGCCTTGCCCCAAGCTTGCCGGAATTCCTTCGTTGCTCCAATCGCTTTGCGAACGCCGTTGACAAACCCTTTTGAATTTAGGGTAAGAATGCCGCGCAATTCGTGAATTTTTCGAGACATATTTTAAGCTTTCGGATTTGTTGAATCCGCTTGCGCCTATGCCTTGAAGCCATTCCCGAAACGGCTTTTGTTTTTAACTCATTTGCGTTTCATGTTCGATAACGATTGAAACAGAAAACAAATTGTCATTCGTTCGCGTGAATTGCAATTCGGTGTTCACGAATCGCGCGTTGTTGTAAACGGTTCCGTCGGTATGCGTGTAACCGAAAGTATTCTTCGGCCCGTCAGCCGTGTTGTAATAAAAATCTTCAAGATCGTCTTTCATCGCTTGCGTCAAGTTCGGCAACGTGATGTTCCATCGATATTTTTTTTGCGAACTGTATTTGTATCCCCAACGATCACCATTGCCGTTCACGCCCGTTGCATACAACGGCAAATGATTGATGTTCGTTTGCCCCGCCGGGCCGGTAACGTTGATGATCGTTCCGCCGCCGTTGTCGAATCTGACTGTTGAACTCATTCTTGCGATTCCCCGAAATCGTTTGCTTGCCGCTTCGCCCCGCCCGGAGCGTTGCCGATGCCTTTGTAACTACGTTCCCGCGTCAAGATCTCCAATCGATCCGCAGTGAACGCATCGTTCGCATCAATGGCATCTTGCGGAGTGTAGCCTTTTCGGTAAATCCATGCCATGCGTTTCGGATGCTTCCGCGCCCATTCATCGCCGCCCGTCTTCAGCGCATCGCCAATCATTATCAACATTTCTTCATCGGTTTTCGCGTAATCGTAAGCCGATTTTTTAACGCGCCCGCCGCCCGTCGATGCGATGCGATTTCGGATTTGCCGCCGATCCGCTTTATTCATCCACGGAAAATCAGCCGCTTGAAGCGCAAACAATTGTTCGCCGCGTTCGTTCTCTTTGATCCAATGAATGAAAGCAAAAGCGCGATCCGCTGGAAGATTGAAAATCTCGGAATGCGACCAATGATAAGCGTTTGCAATAATCGCAATTCCGAGAGTTTCCGGCGCTTGACCGATTAGATCCCCGTCATCGAATTCATCACGTTGATCAGAGTTCCCAACGTGTGAGCCAAAAACTTTTTTTCCGCATCCATCAACTTTTGAAGATCGTTCGTTTCGTCAACGGCTTCGCGAAGATTCGCAACGTCAAGCGCATCAAGTTCATCCAAAGATTGCGGAAGCGAACCGGATTGCAAACACATTTTGATAATGTCGGGAGTTGCAAGATCCAATTGATCCAACGTTTTGCCGATAACAGGATCCAAGATTTCGATGAATCCGGAATCTTTGTTTTGCTTTGCCGCTTCTTTGATCTTCTCTTGAACTTCGGAATCGGAAAGTTCATTGCCGGTTTCGTCGGTTTCAAAATCGCCCATCATAGTTTTCATCATGCCGGTAATCGCATGAACCATCGGATCGGTCAAAACCTTTTTGAATTCATTCCAGCGCCCGAACTTCACAACGCCAATAACAACTTCCCGGCCTTCCATTGAAGGCGATTCGAGTTTGACCGTAACGGTTCGCGGTCGTTTATATTCTTCGGCTTTCGCCCCGGTTTCAGTTTGCGTTTCCGCCATGATGCGCCCCTTTGAGTTTCAGAGTTTCAGAGAAAAAGAAAAAACGGAATCAATCTTTTTTCGGTTCCGTCGTTTTTGATTCGGTCGTTGTGACTTCGGTTTTTCCAAGCTTATGTTTGATTGAAATCAAACCGGCGAACGAATGCAAATGATTGATTGCCTTCGTTGCCTCTTTTGCTGCAACCGCCCGGACGAATCCCCGCCATGCAACGCGCGGTTCGTCGGCAAGTTTGCCGCGTTGCGTTTTCAAATACGCATGATGCAACTGTTGAAGCTTTGAAACGGTTTCGCCGTCAAGATCCTTTTCAATGGCATTGCAAGCTTCGCAAAGTTTCATTGCCGCTTCCCGTTCCCTTTTTTCCGCCGATTCCGTTGCCGGGTTTTTGATATCGGCGAACGCGGGTTTTGGCGAACGTGCGTTTGACCGAATTCCGGATTCTATTTTTTTCTTCGCCATGATTTCGCCTTTCGTTCAATGAAACAGAACGGGCCGCCATGCCGAACGGCCCGTTCCCCAGATTCCACACACCCCCGAACAATAATCAGTTCAGGAAAATCTTTCCATGCCATTCGCCGTCGGTTTGCGATTCGTCAAGCAAACAAGCGAATTCGGTTTCAAACAATCGATCATCATCGTTATTGAAGTTGATCGCGAGTTCGCCAATCGGAGTTGCCGCAAACATTTGAATTAACTTTGCAGCATCGGCAGTAAGGAACGGAATGACCTTGAGATCTTGCGTTGAATACAACGCCCCGGCGGTTGCACCGATTCCGAGGTAAGCGCCAGCCGAACCCGATGTTGAATCGGTTCCGAGGTGATAAGTATTTTTCAAGGTATCCGCCGCCCATTCAGCGAACGCCGCCGAAACGCGTACATTGTCGCCCGTATGACGAATTTGAATTTCCGACGATCCATATTGATCGACGATAACGGGCCGCGTCTGTGGCGCAATCGTGCAAGTCATTCCGCCCTGAGTGTGACCAATATCGGCATCGGCAAGTTGAATTTTTGCCGGGCCGCCCAAAACGTTTGATACGTCTGGTGTTGACATAATTTAATTCCTTCCATTTTTCCGGGAGTGTTTTAACTGCCAACAATTCGGCAATCAAAGTTTGAAATGTGCATATTCAAACTTTCGCTTCCCCATACTGGTTTGACTGCGCCCGGCATAGCGAAAGAATTTTGTTCGCGGAAAATCGTCAGATCGAAATTGTCTGATGAAATCCCGGCGGGTAAAGCTTCCGGTATTTTGAAATTTTGTGCAAGGTAAATCGCAATATCCATCAAAGCCGACGATTTCAGCCCGAAGATTTCATGCCGCAATTCAGCCCGGTAAAGCTTCCCGCCAACGGTAACATCTTCCGAAGTGATATTTGTAAACCGCATGTAAATCATCGGATACGCAACCGCCGTTTCCGGTTGTTCGCGCCAAATTGATTCGGCCCCGCCGAGCATTGAAACAAGCGTTGAATCGGCAAGATAAGCCGTAACAATCGACTTCAACAATTCGCTGAGATTATGCGAAGCCATTTCAAACCCTTTCAGTCTAACGGCGGTTCATGAATCGTATCCAACTGCGCAATCGCCCGCTTCTCAATTGCAAACCATGCCGGACGCAACCACGGCATTTGTTGATCATTCGACAAGCCGCCGCCTTCCGTTCTTTCGGATTTCGCTTGCCATTCATCAACGGCTTGCGCATCGGTAACTTCCGGCCCGAAGCCTAGCGCGAGAACTTGCCCGCCCGCAATGTAGCGAGTTCCGAATTCGACATAAACGCCGTATTCCATATTAGTACCGACTTCCAAAACCAAACCATGAAAGCCGTCTTTGTAAACATTGGAAAAAATGGAACGTTCAAGCCGCCCGGAATTTTCAGTTGCGGAAACGGGAACGCGTTCTTTTGCCCTATCGCGCCAATCAACGCCGATGATTCGGAAAACCTTTTTCGCGTTCTTTTGGGTAAACTCATTCCATCGATTCAGGCGCAACGCGAGTTGTTCGGTATCTCGCAAAAGTTGTTTTCCGAATTCGGCGCGCATCAATCAACTTTCAAAATGCGTTTCAACTTTGCTTCAAGATGATGCCGTTGCCCGGCAATATCTCCAACCCAAAGAACTTCGTAACTTCCCGATTTTGGGTTTTTCATTTCAATAGAATCGTTCACATCATCATCGGCTTGCGGTTTGATATTCGCGTTGTACGGAAGAAAAAGCGTTGCATCAAAGCGCAATTCTTTTCCCGGTTCATGATGAATGATCGAACCGGGTTTTTCTTGCAATAAACATTTTTGATTTGATTTAACTGTTGTCGGAGTTCCTTTGATGATTTCGCCCGCATCGAACGTGTCGTTCGGACGCAAGATATCGCATTTATCCTTCATCAAAGCTTGAAATGCCATTGTTCAGAATCCAATCGTTTTTTCGGAGTAATGCGAAAGAACCGCCGCAACATCCGAAAGCAATGGATCCGATGCCGCGTTTTGGCCAATCGAATAAGAATACGAACCGATTGTTTCGCCGGTGATATCCCCAACGACATCGATTTTTTTCCGCGCGATTGCCGCCGTTTTTAACAACGCAAGCTTCAAATCTTCGGGAACTGTTGAATAACCAGCCGTATAAGTAACTTTGATGTTTTTTCGACCGAAGGGCCAAATTCGCGAAATCGCTTCCAGAATGCCGCCGTTGTCTTCGTCTTCGCCGGTATCCCGAATGAAGAAATCACTCCCCGCCGTCCATTCCGTTGTTGATGCGAATGCGTTTGTTCCTTGCCCGGCGTAACCCGTTGGATCAACCCAAACGCCCGCAACCGCCGTAACGGGCCGCCGTTGAAGAATTAACGTTTTATCATCATGCCCGTCGTAGTATTCGGTTGCTTCGGCGCTTTCAATATCACGTTCCAACTGTTCAACCGCCGCTTTATTAACGCCGTCAACGATGAATTGAAGTTGATCATCTTCATCGTTTCCGGTGATACCCAAATAGGTTTTCAGTTCCGTAAGATTGAAAAGCGCCATTGAAGCAATTCCGAATTAAATCAAAAACCAGTCAAACGGAGATCATTCCGCCGAACGTTTTTTCAACAGGATTTGACCGCCGAGATCCAACGTCGGAGAAGTTCCGCCGGTGAACGCAACGGTTGCAACAACGCGAACGTATCGCGCCGACCGACGGGCCTGAATCAATTGCGGTGACTCATCAGCGGTGACTTGAGTCGCGCGATTTTGAACGCAATCGCTCCAAGTTGAATCATCATCTGATTCTTGAATCTTCCAATCGAGCGTATAACTTGACGGAGAACCCGTTGCCGCCCCGTTTGAAACCGCCGCTTGAACAACGGAATCGTTTGACGTTCCTTGACAGTCAACGGTATCGCCGTTTTTGGTTCCGTCGCCGCTTTGGTTGAAACCCGGTTCAATCGAATGTTTGATTGCTACGTTTGTTCTAAAATCGTTGTAATCCATTTTGGTAACTCCCGAACTGGAATTTGATTTGTAAAGTAATGCGCCGAAAAAGTTGAAAGTAAAAAAACAGCGCGGGGAAACGAATCGCAGGCGCAATCCGGGAACGAAACGCCGCCCCGCGTGTTTTCAAAAATCAGATTTCACGCAAAAGATCATCGACGTAAACGAACGCGTCTTCGTAGCGCGGGCCAACGTCAACATGCTGAATCATTCGCATCCACGTTTGATCGGTCGTGAACGCGGTATCGCCCGAATCGGTTGTTGCGAATTCCGCAACGCCCGAACGTGCAATGATCCAATGACGGAAGATCCCCGCGAGCAAATAAGTCAAATCGGTTCCGCTTCCCTTTGTTCGGGTTTTGGAAACTTGCGTTGACTTCAACGACGGATAACCGTTGATCATTGAAGGCATTCCGCGTGCGATATCATCGCGATTTGCGCGGAACAAGAATTGACCAACTTCCGAAGTTGAACTTCCATCGTAAATCGACGCGCGCCGATTCATGATTTGCGCGTGAAGTTCCGGACGC